AAGAAATTGTATGGGTACTAAATAAAGCATGGAAATTAATAAAGATTGTATGGGCATGGCTAGTAGAAGCATTTGTAGAAACATTAAACCAATTGTGGACATTACTAGGTATGTTCGCAGCATGGCTAGTACTCGAGGGTAGTGCAAAAACTACTGTTGGGTATGCAATTATATTAGTTCTTATCGTATGGCTAGTTACTATACGAGTAAGGGAAGGAGAATAAAAATGGCTAAAGAAATACAATTAGATGACGAAAAGAAAATGGGTGCAGTTAGCGGAATAAAGAATATTCTACTTAGAATAATCGCCGTGTTTGCAGCCAATGGTCTTGGAGTTATTGGTGCTGGTGCAATTATCGGTATCGATACCATGAGTGCAATCATTCTTGCAGGAACACTTGGTGTTGCTACAGTAGTTGAAAAACTAGCACGAGGATTCATTGATGATGGAAGACTAGATATTGATGAAATCAATGCAGCATTTAACTCAGTAGATAAGAAAGCAAATTAATACTGGGGGGAATCTAGTCTAGGAGATCTAGGGCTAGAGGTTTTATGGCTGGTGGGTTGCCTAAAACACTTTAAAGGAGTATAATAGTATCCATGTCTGAATCAAATTACTGTGAAGATTGCAATCGTTTAAAAGATATTGCCTGCACCTGCGGCATGACCTTTGCAGAAAAAGTTAAGACGACCTCTGTCAACTGGGCTACCTGGTCAGATACTAGAAAAGGCTCTTGACTTGGCAGTTACTTGCGGGTATAATAATAATCAGTGCTCTTCTTTTATTAACAGAAGAAGGCATAATGAAACACATAAGAAAGAAGTTTAATGTCAATAAACGCAAGAGGAATACCAACAAGCGTATGTCCTATTTGTGGTACTAATATATTTAAAGTTTTAGTTACATTTGATGAAGAATATAATATAGAGCAATATATGTTAGACTCAGAATGTGCAGAGTGTGGAACTCTTATAACTGCACCAACACCACTAGATTTGCAAGTATAAGGGAGAAAAATGGCACAAAAGAAAACATCTGATAGAAATACTAATAGAGCAAATGGTAAGGCTATAAAACAAAATCCTAAAGAACCAAATGTTGGTGCAACTGGAAAAAGTCGTGGTGGGTACAACTTAATTAAAAGACCAGATAAGGCTGCTGCATGGGATCCAATTAAAAAACGTTCTGCTCGTAAGGCTCGTAGAAAAGCAGCCAACCTAGCCTACAAGCATGGAGTAAGAACAGGGCAATTAAAAAGGTCTACTGCTAGTGCAGATTCGTAAACACAAGGATTATCGTGTTAATGAACTTGCCGAATTAATAGAGCATTTACAGGACGTAAAGTATCATATAAAGCCATTTGAAATGGCAGAGGCTATTGTTATGTTTATGGATGATTTACGGGGTAAAGAATATGCTAAAAAAATTCAAGACTATGTAAACTCTGAATATAAATTTCAATCAAAGGATAAGGTATAATATTAGTATGTATGAATACCATGTAAAAAATGTATTAAAAGTAGTAGATGGCGATACTATAGATGTTGATATTGATCTTGGATTTGATATATCATTTTCATCAAGAGTTAGATTGGCTGGTATAGATACTCCAGAATCTAGAACTAAAGATGCATATGAAAAAAAACTTGGACTAGAATCAAAAGATTGGCTTAAAAAAGCATTAGAGCATGGCAACAAAGTTATTATTAAAACTGAAAAAATGGACTCATCAGAAAAATATGGAAGAATTTTAGGTTGGTTATTTGTTGATGATGTTAATTTAAACTTAGCAATGATTGATCAAGGATACGCTTGGTCTTATATGGGAGATACAAAAGTTAAAGATTTTTCTTCTCTACTTGAAAAAAGAAAGAAATAAATATGAGTAATTTAATAGACATTAAAGTAGTAGGCTGCGGCGGCGGTGGAGTAAACGCTATTAATAGAATGATAGACATAGGATTAACTGGTGTTGAATTTATAGCATTGAATACAGATGCACAAGCATTATTAACAAGTCCAGCAGATATTAAGTTAGATATTGGTAGAAATACTACAAAAGGTTTAGGTGCTGGTGCAGATCCAGAACAAGGAAGATTAGCAGCAGAAGAAAATTATGAGGACATTAAAGATTTAATTATAGGATCAGATTTAGTATTTTTAACAGCAGGCATGGGTGGTGGAACTGGTACAGGAAGTATTCCAGTTGTATCCAAAGCCTCAAAAGAAGCAGAAGCATTAACTATTGGAATCGTAACAACACCGTTTGCATTTGAAGGAAATAATAGAATGAAAAATGCATTAGCGGGTATAGAAAAATTAAAACCTAATGTAGATACTATTATTACAATACCTAATGATAATTTATTATCAATGTTAGATCCAAGAGTATCAATGGTAGATGCATTTGCAGAAGTTGATATGGTTTTATTAAAAGGTATTGCTGCTATTACTGATTTAATTACTACCCCTGGATTTATTAACGTAGACTTTGCAGATGTTAAGCGTGTAATGAAAAACGCAGGAACAGCATTTATGGGACTTGGATCTGGTTCTGGAAAAGATCGTGCTGATATTGCAGCAAAATTTGCAACCTCAAGTCCAATCTTAGATATTGATTTAAGAGGTGCAAAAGGTGTCCTGTTATCAATCGCATCATCATCTAATATTACTATGCAAGAAGTAAATACAATTGCCTCAGTAGTTTCTAGTCAAGCACACGAAGACGCTGATATTATATTTGGAACAGTTTTAAATGAAGAATTAGGCGATGAGATCAGAGTTACTGTTATAGCAACAGGATTTGATCATGAATGATATTCAGTGGACATTTGGAATAATAACAGTATACGAAGATAAAGAAAGACTATTAGATATCATAGATAGTATAAGAAGAATGAATATACCAGAGTATGAAATTCTTTTTGTAGGTAGTGGAGATAGTTCTGGCATAGAAGGATCAGATATTCGTAAGATAGATTTTGATGAAAGCATAAAGCCATTGTGGATAACAAGAAAGAAAAATATACTTGTGCAAAACGCTAAGTATGAAAATGTAGTTGTTATGCATGATTATAATAAGTTTGATGTTGATTGGTATGAAAGTTTTAAAAAGTTTGGTACAGATTGGGACATATGTTCTTGTCCACAATTTTTAATAACAGGGATGCGTAACCCTATGGACTGGTCTTTATGGGATAAGCCTGGATATGGAAGAGCATGGTCTTTAGATTATAGGGATTGGTCTCAAACTCAATATATGTATATTTCTGGTGGATTCTTTATAGTTAAAAAACATGTAATGTTAGAAGAGCCACTTAATGAAGAACTACTTTGGAATCAAGAAGAAGATGTTGAATGGTCTATGAGGGTTCGTAATAAATATGTAATGAAATGCAATGGCACTGCCATAATCAGACATAACAAATGGCATAGACATGCAGGACCGAAGCCAGCACATGTTAAATAATAAATTAGTTATATTTGATCTTGATGGGGTATTGATAGACTCAAGAGACATTCATTATGATGCTTTAAATAGTGCATTAGTAAAGATTAATCCTAAATTTGTTATAACTAGAGAAGAACATTTATCAAAATATGATGGACTTGGTACTACAATGAAATTAAAAATGTTAACAGAGTTAAAAGGTTTGCCAACAGAATATCATGATCAGGTATGGCAAGAAAAACAAAAACAAACAATAGATATTTTACAAAAATTACCAGTAAACAAAACAGCCTTATCAATAGTTAAAAGATTAAAAGAAGATAATTGGAAAATTGCGGTAGCAAGTAATGCAATTAGAGAAACTGTTATAACAGCATTAGATGCAATAGGCATACTAGGATATGTACAATACATTGTAAGTAACGAAGATGTAAAACATCATAAACCGTACCCTGAAATGTATTGGAAATGTATGACGGCATTAAACACTTTGCCTGAAAATACAATTATTGTAGAGGACTCCCATATTGGTAGACAGGGTGCTATAGCCTCTGGAGGGCATCTATACGGCATTAAAGATGCAGATGATTTAGATAAGGATAAGTTCTTTGATATGATAGATAGATTCGAAATGAAAGGAAGAAGCCAGGTGCCTTGGAAGAATGAAAAGATGAATGTTCTTATACCGATGGCTGGTGCTGGATCAAGATTTGCACAGGCAGGGTACACTTTTCCTAAACCATTAATTGAAGTAAAAGGTAAGCCTATGATTCAGATGGTTGTAGATAATTTAAATATAGATGCTCATTATGTATTTATAGTACAAGAAGAACACTATGAAAAGTATAACTTAAAACAAGTATTAGGCTTAATAAAACCAGGATGCGATATCGTAACGATTAATGGAATAACTGAGGGTGCAGCAGTAACAACCTTATTGGCAAAACAATACATTAATAATGAAGAGCCATTGTTAATTGCTAACTCAGATCAAATAGTTGAGTGGAGTAGTAACGAATGTCTTTATGCATTTGGTGCAGATGAAATTGATGGTGGCATATTAACTTTTAAAGCAACTCATCCTAAGTGGTCTTACGCTAAAATTGGTGACGATGGCTTTGTATCAGAAGTAGCAGAAAAAAATCCTATCTCAGATAACGCAACAGTAGGTATTTATTATTGGAAGCGTGGATCAGATTATGTAAAGTATGCTGAAGATATGATAGAAAAAAATATTAGAACAAACAATGAGTTTTACGTTTGTCCAGTATTTAATCAGGCAATAGCAGACGGTAAGAGGGTAAGAGTAAAAGAGATAGAAAAAATGTGGGGTATAGGAACACCAGAAGATTTAAACTACTACTTGGAGAATAACTAATGAATAGAAATAAACAAGACTATCTTAATATGCAAAATAAATATTACGATCAGTATGCAGCAGTTTGGAGTTTACAATTTAAAGATCCAGTTGTAGGATCATATGATGCACACAACAATTGGCCAGACTATGATACATATTTATTTAAAGACTTTGACACAACAGGAATGATAGCATTAGATTACGGATGTGGTCCAGGTAGGAATTTAGTAAAGTTTAATGATAAATTTGAAAGAATTGACGGAGTAGACATATCTAATATTAATCTTGAAAAAGCAAGGGTAAATTTAGAATATAGTAACATTCCTATCCCTAATCTATATCATACATCTGGAGACAACCTATCTATGATAGAAGACAACGTATACGATGTTATGTTTGCAGTAATTTGTTTTCAACATATATGTGTACATGAGATTAGATTTAATATATTAAAAGAAGCATATAGAGTATTAAAGAAAGGCGGAAGACTTTGCTTTCAAATGGGATACGGTGGAAAAGAAAATATTCCTACCGCAAATTATTATGATAACGTTTATGAAGCAGCAAGCACAAATGGTCATGCCGATGTTAGTATCACTAACGAAGAAGAACTAAAAGATGATTTGCTAAATAAAATAGGCTTTAAAAATTATAAGTCAGACTTAAGACCGACAGGTCCTGGAGATAATCATCGTCAATGGATTTGGGTACAAGTAGAAAAATGAGATACATATCACATAGAGGAAATTTAACTGGCCCAGTATCAAGAGACGAAAATAATCCATTTTATATTGATGCTGCTATTCTTGCTGGATACGAGGTAGAAATAGATTTAAGAACTAACCTAGGACAATTATACCTAGGACATGATGACCCAGATCATTTTGTAGATTTACAATGGTTAAAAGATAGAAAAGATAATTTATGGATTCACTGTAAAGATTATAAATCTTTAGAAACATGTGTAGATAATGACTTGCATTGTTTCTTTCATAACATAGATGACTATACAATAACAAGTAAAGGATTTGTTTGGGGATACCCTGGAACTCCGAAGGTATCTGATTGTTCAATTTTAGTAATGCCAGAAAAAAATCAGGGTACAAAGTATATTAAAGACTTAGGATACTTTGGAATATGTTCTGATTATATAGAAGAAATAAGAGATAATGATGTTAAAGCCAGTTGATTATAATAAACATTTTGTTATAGGTACACCATTGGTTGCTTGGAAGTGTGATAGATCTGAGCATATGACTTGGATACAAGATAGGATTAATATAATTAATAAATTTCCTAATGCTAAATGGTTTGCAGCATTTGAATTAGATGAAAGAGGATTAGAACCTTTTAGTTCTGTCATAGAAGCATTAAAAGAAGTTAATGGAGATTATTGGACATATACAATAAATGATATGCAGCCAAAAGTAACTTCTCATAATAGATGGATAAGAATTGAAACTGGTCGTAATCTTATTAGAGAGTTTGCTCAGAGGGCAAGAATAACTTCTGGACACCACTGGGGAGAAGATTGTACAGAATTAAATCAAGGTGTAATAAATTATCAAGCAGTGCTTTATGTAGACTCTGATACAACTTTAAACTCTGACATTGTAGAAAAGTTGTTAGAGGTAGATAGGCCATTGGTTGGAGTTAATGTTCCTGATTATGGTTTATCTGGTAAGGTTGTAAGTCAAGATCCACCTATTCAAGAGCATTGGACGACTGCTGGAATGCTTTTGGTAAACTCTCCAGCATTTTATGATTTACCTTGGTATCACAATGCTTATCTTAATCTGAGTGATGATCCAACTTTTCAATCTTTAGCAGAAAGACTACCGCAAAGAGATGCACAGAATAATTTATCTGAGCCATTCGGTATGACTTGGGTAAGAAAAGATATTCATGCTCAACATAAAGGGCAGTTAATACCAGTAGAGTCTAGACAAATTAAAGATAGATTAATATAATGAAATTACAAGATATAGGATTAAAATACTCTACAGATAAAGCAACATATCATGGGTATTTAGATTTTTATGAAAAATATATAGATAAAGAAAGTGTTAAAAGATTTTTAGAAATAGGAATACAGGCTGGCTATTCAATCAAAACATGGAGAGAGTGGTTTAGTGATAATACAATAGTTGAAGGTTGGGACATAAAAGAATTTAAACCTATAGATAATTGTGATTTAAGAATAGTTGATCAAACAAATAGAAATCAAATGATAAAAAATATAACTGGTATATACGATGTAATATTAGATGATGGTGGTCATACAACAGAAATGATGGAAACATCTTTTTCTTTACTTTTTAAACATACTAAGATGTATATAATAGAAGACTTACACGCACCATGGTGTGGAAAAGAATTCACAATTGGAGAAGACACTCCAACAATTAATATGATAGATAAGATAAAGACACATGGCTGGACCTCAAAGTATGCAACAGAAGAAGAAAAAGAATACATAACTACAAATGCAGAAGTGTTAGAGGTCTACTATAAAGGTGATAGATCTGCCCCATCTTCAATGACTGCTGTTATTGCCAACAAAGAACATATCTGATATAATATTATGGTTACCCTGCCAAATGGGGGGTATCAAATAACTCGCTGAAAAGGAGGAAAACATGGTAAGTTCACTAATGCGACAAATGCAACTAGAACCTTTTTTCTT